CGGTAGAAGAAGCCGCACCCGGGTTCCATGCAGGCATGCAGGGTGATGTCCTCGGGGTCGGTCTCCATGTCGTGGCCGTACTCCTCGCATGGGGTGCGGGCGATGTCCATGGAGTCAAGGAAGTCGGGCATGAAGAGTCTCCTGTCTCGGTGTCTCTCGGGTGTATCTACCCTAGCACCTACAGCAAGGCTTTGACAACGCCCCACTTCAACGTCCTCATCGCCCGGTCCGTCTTCGTCGCCAGCAGTTCTCGCTTCCCCTCGTCCACCGTCTTCGGGCACACGTAGTCCAGGGCGGTGACCGGTCTGGTCTGTCCCAGCCGGTGCACCCGGCGGAGCGCCTGCTGGTTCCTGGACGGCTTCCAACTCTGCTCCACGAAGATCACCATGTCCGCAGCCGTGAGCGTCAGACCCTCGGAGATCGTCTCCAGCGACCCGACCAGCACATCCAGCTCACCCGCCTGGAAGGCGTCCACGAACCGCTTCCGGTCCCCCTTGGACGTCCGACCGTCGATCTGCTCGACCCGCTTGCCGACTTGCCTGGCCACCTCCGCGCAGGCGGACACCGTGTCCTGGTAGTGCGCGACGACCAGCGTGGGCCGGGACCGCTCCGTCAGGTCGTACCGCAGCTGCTCCAGCTTCCCGGACTCCTCTATGGTCCCGGTGAACAGGCCCAGTCCGGTGGCCATCTTGTCCAGCCGGACGTGCGCGGCGCCTTTGGACCAGGCGACCATCATGTTGCCGTCCATGTCGTAGGCCAGGGAGTCCTTCTTCATCTTCCGGTACTCGGCGGCCTGCCGCTTGGTCATGGGGGTGAGGACGGTCTGCATCTCCAGCGGGGGCAGGTCGGGCAGTACGTCGTCGCGGAGGCGCTGGATGTAGCGGTCTCCGAGGTTGTCCCGGAAGAACCGTTCGTAGTGCTCGCAGGGGTCCCAGGCGGGCCGCTGGAGGCATTCGGGGTAGCAGTGCAGGAGGTCGCCGATGTCCTTGGCGTGCTCGCTGCCGTGCTTGGACTGGGTGACGTTGAACCACTGGCCGACCCAACGCCAGTAGCTGCCGAGCTTCCGCCCGTTGCCGCAGAGTTCGGGGTACAGCAGTTGGAGCGGCGCGAACAGTTCGGGGGCGTAGTTGCTGATGGGGGTGCCGGAGGCCATGTAGAGGCGGTCTGCGTCGCGGGCGAGGATCTTGAGGGCTTCCACCCAGGTGGTCTTGCGGCCCTTCAAGAGCTGGGCTTCGTCGCAAATGATCGTGTCCCAGTGCTGTCGGTACTCCTCCCGGGGGATCGGTATGACCTTGGATCGGCTGGGGCCGCGCTTGTGCTCGCCTTTGGCGTTTCGGACGGGGATGAAGCCAGGCAGCAAGCGGCCTTCGGCGTCGAAGAGAACAGGGTCGGGCTGGTCGGGTGTCGATTCGTCTGCACGTACTCGTGCGGGGCCTTCTTTTATCTCCTCGTACAGGTAGGCGCCGGGGGTGGTTTCCCGGTGACAGAGGGAGGTGTAGGGGACGTAGGTGAACCGGCTGGGGTCGTCGGCCCACCGGTTGACCTCGTTGGCCCAGGTTCCGGAGTCCAGGATCATCGCGGGGGCGAGGATGAGGGTGCGGCCGACCGACGCTTCGATCAACTGCCTGGATTTACCGAGTCCGGGGTCATCTGCGAGATATGCCCGAGGTGTCCGTTTCAGGAATTCGACGCCGTCAGCCTGGTACGGCCGCAACGGGGGCTTGACCGGCGCTTCCATGAGGGCTGTCACTGCTGGTTCTCCTGGTCCGTACAACAGAAAGGCCCCGGCAGGGAGCTGGGCTCGACCTGCCGGGGCGGTTACCGGGCCGCCGCCCGGTGTCCGTCGCGCCCCCTGATAAGCGGTAGCGAGGGGGACCTATCAAGGGGCACCACGGAGTCTTCGAGTTGATCCCTTCTCCGAGACGGCCGGGCATCTCAGACCGGCCGCCAAGGAGATGCGGATCACCTCCAGGTCAGGGTGTTGCCACCGGTGCGGGCTGCTTGCTCCAGATTGCGTCCGTCATGAGGGCGATCACCTGACCTTTCGCTGTGTCTACTGTAGCAGTTCGGGTGGTCAGAGGCCTATCACTCGTGGAGGGCGAGAGTGTCATCCACGGCCAGCTTGAACCCCTGTGTAACCAGTGGGTCCGCGTAGGCATTGGTGTGGTGTCCGCAGAAAGTAAGAGGCAGGCCCTGTTGGGAGGTCCATGTCGTGTAGCCCTGAGCCCGGCACTTGTCGCACCGCTCATGCGCGTTGTGCTGCATAGCTACCTCCGATACAAAGCCTGCAACTGAAGCTGATCTTAGCGCCTGCAGGGGCGGCAGCCCAGTGTGAGCTGCCGCCCTTTTTGCTGGTCAGGCGCCCTGGTGCTCCTGGGCACCGGCAGCGCCCTTGATGGCGGCCTTCAGGACCGCGAGAGCGGCCGGTAACGCGGCCAGCGCGGCGGCCTTGGTGGAGCCGAGGCTCGTCAGGTTGGTGACGTCGGACAGCTCCAGACCCAGGAAGGCCTGGAGGTAGGTGGACAGGGTGCGGTCCGCGAGATCCGTCAGGAAGGCGCGGTTCAGGAACTTGCGCATGAGATTCCTCTCCGTTACACCACGGAGCTGACTACCAGCCCCGCTGTACAGGGATCCGCACGACGGTTCCCGGGAGGACGTCTGCGGCGTGGGGGTGGCCGTTGATGCGGGCGATCCGGTCGGCGTCCACGTTGGAGGGGGCGATCCACCCGCAGGCCCGCATGAGCAGCCGCAGGGGCAGCCCGGTGAAGACGGTGGCCTCCTGGTAGGGGATGTCGTCCTCGGGGCGCTGGATGGGCGGCGGGAAGGCCTCGGGCAGGTACGTCTTGTAGGCGCCGGAGGTGTATTCGGGCCACATCTTGTACCCGTTCATGTGGGCGAGGGCCACGGCGGACAGGCAGGCGTTGGGCAGGCTTGCTGTGAGCCAGTCCTTGTCGCGGGGGGTGTTGTGCCCGGTGGCCTCGGGACGGTGCTCGATGGCGAAGCAGGTGACGCGGGCGCCTGCGGTCTTGCACTCCGCTTCACCGTCAACGCCGGTGGCCGCGAGAGCGATGGCGGCCAGGATCTCGGCCATCTTGGGCTCTGCCCAGGTTCCACTGGGGGCCCCGGCAACGGTCAGTTGCTGCCGGAGCTGCGCCCGGGTGACGCGCACTACTCCCCCTGCGCCGGAGATCCGTCGGCAAGGGTCCACAACAGGGCTTCCAGTTCATCCGGCGTCTGGCGCGACGGCGTGATGTCGTGCTGGCGCATGTCCGTACGAAGGTCCCGGATGTGCTGGAGGGCCAGTCGGAGTAAGTGCTCCACCTTTTCCATCTTCTCTTCTTGCTCTTCGTACCGCTCGCGGAAGTCCTGGATGGTTTCCAGGTACGACTTCTTGAACAGCTCGAATTCATCGAGGTCCAGCTTACGGTTTTCGGTCTGAGCCGTCTTACGCGCTTGGAACTTGTTGCCTGCGTAGACCGATAAGCTCCCGATAATGGCCGCTCCTGCGGCCGTCAGGGCGTCCACTGGAATGCTCATTTAGTTGCCCCTCGGGAACCTGATTTGACTTGTTGAGATCGTATCAAGAGTGGCTATTTCGGATGAATGCCTGTTACGGGGTAACCGGAGGCGTGGGTACCGATACGGTGAACGTCCGCGATCCGGCATGCGTCACTGTCACGTTGTTGTAGGTGATCCAGGACATGGAGGCGCCCGCGTTCTGCAAGGCGACGCACAGCTCGTTGATCTGGTCCTCCGTCAGCAGGCTGGCATCCAGGGTCCCGTTGACACCCTGGCCGTCCATGCCGACGATCGAGAACCCGATCTGAATCTGGGCACCCGTCCTGTAGTAGTCAGTTTCCGTTCCGACCGTGTACCGGCGGTCATAGTCCGTCATAGCGCGTCTCCTTAGGAAGGTAATGCCTGTTTAGGCGGCCTCTACGGTGCCACCGATCCGGAAGAAACTCCCGGAATTCCATGCGGTACCTCCCGGAGGCGGACTGCCTCCCACGCGGGAGAGGGTCGTATTCGTGGTGGAAGTGACCGACCACAAGGACATGGTGTTGGCCGTTTCGAAAAGACCCGTGATGGGCACACGGTTGGGGCCGCTGAAAGCCTGTCCGAACATTGGGAAGTTCAGTATGGAGCTGCTGCTGACGGAGAAAGGCAGGGATATCGTCCAGGTGCCGGAGCCCGGAACCGTGTCGCTGGCGAAGTTCACCCACAGGTAAAAGGAGATCGACTTTCCTGTCACCCGCCAGCGCAGCCCGGAGGACCCGCTGCCGATGAAGAACACCCCGGAGGTGGGGGTGATCCCGAAACCGCCTGACGCCCACGGGGCCACAGCCACCAAGCCGACCCAGCTATGGCTGATGGAGTCGTAGACCTGGTCCCGGGACAGGTCGGTGCGGTAGCAGCGGTCCCCTTCCTGGGGGGACGGGAACGCGGCATCGCGGGCTGCGTCGGAGCCGAACCGGGG